GTCCGAAGGAGCCCCTCAGCTTGTCCATGATCTGCCTGAGTGAGTACATATGACCCTCATCATCGGCAAGAGATATTCCGAGCCTGTCCATGGCCATCTGCGACTCTTTGGTGGGCTTTGCCATTCTTTGGATGATATTTCTGAGGGCAGTACCAGCCATGTCGGCCTTGATGCCGTTATTGGCCATGAGTCCGAGGGCCAGCGCCGTGTCCTGAATGCTGTATCCCATAGATCCAGCTTCCTGTGCGGCATACTTGAATGACTCGCCCATCATGGCGACGTTTGTATTGGAGTTCGAGGATGCCGCTGCCAGCACGTCCGTGAACATTCCCGCATCCTGTGCCTTGAGTCCGAATGCCGTCAGTGCATCGGTCACGATGTCAGAGGTCAGCGCGAGGTCTTCTCCGGATGCCGCTGCCAGATTCATGATCGGGGCAATGCCTTCCAGCATCTGCTCGGTCTTCCATCCTGCCATTGCCATGTACGAAAATGCCGAGCTTGAGTCGAGTGCGGAGAACCTCGTGGTCGCCCCCATCTCCTTGGCTTTTTCTGTCAGAGCTGCGAGATCGTCTCCGGTCGCGCCGGATATTGCTGCGACTTTTGACATTCCGGCTTCAAAGTCCATGAAAGCCTTCCCGGATGCCGTGAGTCCCGCTGCCGCTGCAGCTGATACAGGTGCGAAGGTCTGCCCCAGGTTCGTCATACCCTGGCCGACGCCCTTGATCTTGTCGCCCATGTCCTGCATCTTCTGGCCGACGAGATCGAGGTTCGACGGGATCTCCTGCAGCTTTGACTGGAGCTTGTTCAGCTCCGTCGTGGCCTTGTTGACCTGCTCCTGCCACTTCAGCGTCGCATCTTCTGATTTCTGATATTCTGATGTAAGAGCTTTGACCTCGTCAGAGTTCTCACCATATACAGACTTCGCGTGCACCAGTTCGAGGTCGAGGTTGCTTTGCTTCTTTTCAGCCTCCACCAGCATCGCGCTGCAGGCTTTTACTCTCTCCTCCTGCACCTGGATCTGCTGGCTCAGGATCTTGCGCTGCTCCGCGTTCTTCTTGAGGGAGTTCGAGTCCTTGTCTGTGGCCGATGTCACCTTGTCGTATTCCGACTTCAGCGTCTTGGTCTGCTGTATGATATTCTGGATCTGCTTCCTATACTCGGCTTCGCCGTCGATGCCGATCCGGGGTCCTATGTTTATGGCCATGTTTTACCTCAAGTTGATCGCGTCGTCATACGCCCACTTCTTGCGCTTCTTTTTGGGCCTTGCTGTGCCCTCATATATAGCAAGGCAGGCGATCATGTCCTGCATCTCTCCCAGGGGAGTGCAGAGGATCTCCTGCCTGCTCATTCCGAGCTTCCTGCCGTAGAACAGGAACCACGATAGGTTCAGCTCGATTCTGTCGTCTTTGTTTTTTTTTGCTTCTTCGGAGGCTCCGTCTCGACTGTCGGCTTCTCGCCGGAGTATGCCTCGACCGCTTCCTTGAAAAGCTGTGAGAATTCCTCTTCGGTGAGGCACATAGCCTCTTCAGCCACAAGAGGCCGGGGCTCATACCCCGGCTCTCTGAACTTCTTATTCTGCTCGAAGCCGTCGCTCATGATCGCCATGAACTGGGCTGCGGTCTTCTGTGAGTCCTGGTAGGACCCTTCGAAGAGGGTGGCGGCGTTTTTAATGTCCCCATCCTTGCACAGCTCGGCTATCTTACAGGTGGCCATCACGCTCCTCAAGAACTTTATATCACGCCCATTGACTACCATCTCACACCTCCAGCGTCAGTCCGGTAAGGTCGTACTGGGCTGTACTTGTGTGAGTGCCATCTGATGTGATCACCACGAACTTCTGCGCGGTGTTTGTAACCTTGAATACGCCGTTCTTGTCGGGATCGTCTATGATCTCCACGAGGCCGCTTCCCTCTGACGGCTGCATGCCGACTCTTACGGATGTCGCTCTCTGATCAATATTCAGGAATTCAAGCGCCATGAAGTTACCTTCTCCCCACGTGGTTACGAGGTCGCCGCTGTCAAGATATTTAAGTGTGCCGGTGATCGCTCCTCCGGCTACATTGAGGCCGCTCTGTATGTCGCTCACCAATGTCCCGAAAAGTGTCACTCCGTCGCTTACGGGCTGGACTACGGGATCAGTGACGTATATGCCGAGCTTCGTCTGAAGTGCTCTCTCGGCTTCATCTTCTGTCGCAAATTCGGTCTCGGCGACAAACTTCCAGTCGTGATTGGCGTTATCCGCTCTCATGATAGTAGCGGTAAGCTCCTGTGTCTGCCAGTCTATCTCTGCCTGCTGTGTAGCAGCCGACTGGTTGAAGAGCCCGAACTTTGTCTTGGGCAATACCGTCGGCACATACGTCGTGACTCCTCCGGACATATACCTGGCTATATAGCCCACTGCGATATCGGGTGTCTCCTTGTTATCGCCGTATCCTACCCAGCCGTCACTTCCGGCTGCCGGCAGTCCCTGTATGAATCTCTCAGCGTCCATGAACAGGCCGTCTACGGTGAGATTGAGGGTGCCCCTGGTGAATACTCCCGACGCTGACTCTGCAGTCTGATTATCTGCATAGAAGTTATTGTCGTCTGAAGATTCAGGCTCAAGACTCACCTCTACTCCGCGGGCAAGCCTGCGCCCACCGGTGAAATTGATTATGCCTGCATTCGCTGAGTACCGAGCCACATAAGGCTTTGAAAATCCTGTGCAGACCTTGCCTGCCGCGAAGAACTGTAAATCAAATGGTATCTTCATCTTTGAACCTCCTTTAGTTCATTACTTTGTTTATTTCTGCGTCAATGGTGTGCTCCATTGCCGCTTCTGCTTGATCTCTTGATGCTCTAACTGCGGGACCGACGAACGGGGTCTTCTTGGTGAATGAGTTTCCGCCTTCAAAAGTCCTCGCTATCATGGCATTCGGTTGGCCTGACGGATACTTCTTTGTCTTGAGCTTGTTGTACCCGTTGAATCCGAGCTTCACGTGCTTATATCCGTTTGTCATGTCCGAGCGGGAGATACCGAAGCCATGCTTCAGTCCCTCCTTCTGAATGCTCTTCAGTCCTGTGGTCTTTTCGCCTTCGGAGTGTGGTGAGTCGTCCACCGGCAGAGCCTCTATATTGCGCTTCACTGCATCCGCCACGACCTTCGCGCCATCATATACTGCGCGGCCTATGGCAAGCGGAGCCGTCATTTCGAGGTTCCCCAGCTTGGACAGATACTCGTCCATGCCTTTTCCGACCTGGAACCTCATAGCGTCCACTCCCATTCGTAGTGAATGAGGTTTGTTTCGTCCTCATAATCGACCATCTGAAGGCTCCACCCGATCATCACTCCGTTTAGGGCTTCCTGAATCTCATCAATGAGGGTGTCGTATTCCTGCAGCGTGTAAAGGTCTACAGTACCGTGGAGCTGCTGCTCGCTCATGTGGTTGTTGGCCCACATATCAGTGCTGGAGCCGTCTTCCTGCCAGACTATCCATGCAGGCTTCACGTCCTTTGGCCGCTTGTAGTGGTAGACCTGGTCCGAGACGCCGTTCATGGCATCCCGTATTTTCTTGAGTTTACTCACTACTGACAACATAGAGATCCTCCAGTCTGTAGAGCGTGAGATCTGTCACTTTGAGTCCGTCACTGTTCAGGGTGTGCTGGACATTGTCGATCCGGTACTGATCCCCTTCGGGGTTCTCCTGATCTTCATAGTCCGTGATCACGACATACATCCCGATCCGCGCCGGTGCTCTCCATATCCGGGCGACCATATCCACCCGGCTATTCACGCCCATAGCTTCATACTGCCGTGAAAAGCTGATCCGCCTCTCCTCGAACTGCCACGTGATGACCTCGTCGTCCTTTTTTAAGGGAACGAGGACAGGCTTCGGCATATCTCCCTGTTGAGCTCCATCCTCGAGCCTGCACAGGGTTATGATCCCGGAGTCCATCATGACATACTCTCCGCGAATATACGGTTATTCAGCGCGAGCCTCAGCATATAGGGCATCCCCTGCGGGTTCAGCTCTGCGTTCCGGTAGTCGCCTGCCGCCGCGTTCCTGCGCCTATATAAATATGCCGCATACATGACTATCAGCTGCTGATCGTCTGCCGTGTAGGGGTCAGCCAGGGTCACTCCTTCAGCCTTGATCCTCTCGACCGCTGTGTTTATCAGCGCTTCGAGGAATTCATCATTGACATTATTTGGTTTTTCGAGATCTGCTTTTAACAGTGCGAGTAGACTTTCCATCTGCTTTCTCTTTCTTGGGCTCTTCCAGCTTGTTCTCGAGCGGGACCGTGACCTTCTCCGGCGCCTTTACCTCTTCGATCAGCTGAAGGCCGCGCTTGTTGTGCGTGGTCGAGAGCTCCTCAATTCTTTCCGGGCTGGGTGTATAACCCTCACGGGGGTAGACATCCCCGGGTTTATAGGGATGTCTGCCGTCCTTGAGGTCTTCCCAGTATATCAGTGTCCTGTAGGTCATCATGCGCCTGCGTTTGCAGTATCAGATGCGAAGGTCATGGATGCGTTCGGTGTCGGGCCGTTGATGCCGATGGCCATGAAGGCTTCAGCTATGACGGGAAGTCCGTCATACCTTGCGGTCCCCTTGAACACGGTCTGATCGTTTATGAAGAACGCGTGCTCACTCTGTGCGAACTGTGTGCCTGCTCTTTCAGCGAGGAGATACAGCTCGAAGTATCCGCCGATGATGACGCCGTCAGGGATGAAGTCGAGCACCTCGACATCTCCGCCGAGCACGGGCATTGTGTCGGACAGTCCGGATACGATTCCGCCTGCTGCGTTGACGGACATAGCCTCGGCCACGAGGTTCGTGTAGGTCGTCTCGTTCATGACGAAGGTCTTCCTGCCGCGTGCATACTTGCCCTTCATGGCTGCAGACTCCTTCACGATGTCCTTATACAGATCTATGCCGCTCACAGGAAGAGCAGAAGATCCGATGGTGCGGATGTTCTTGGTGTGGAGATCCTCCCACTCGCGAGCCGTAGCGGGATATCCTGCAGGCTTGGAAGTCTGAACCAGCCTTGACATGATACCCTCGGGCATCTTCTGTGTGGTCTCGCTGTTCCTTCCGTACAGGATGGCCTTGTCGAGTGCCAGACCGATGGCCTGTCCGATGGCCTCGAGGAGCTGTGATGCCAGCTGAACATCAGAGTCCTCAAGCACGGCATTGCAAACCTTGAAGTATCCGCCGACCTTGTAGCAGTCAACCTCTGCGTCATTGAAGACGAGAGACAGCTCATTCAGGTTCGCACAGCACTCAGTCCACACGCCCTCGGGTACTGATCCCATGATGACCTGTCTTGCAGTGCCGTTCACGGGCCTGACTGTGACGTGCCTGTAGAGCTTGGAATACCTCTCGAGGTTCTCTCTCAGCAGTCCCAGAAATACCTCGGGGATGGTGAGTCCGACGTTCGTCAGAGCTCTCTTTTCCTTGATGTGTGATCTGATCTCTCCGAGCCATGCCTTCACGTCCTCGCGCTGCATGATAGCGTCGAAGCCGTGCTTCCTCTCGGTCTTGTTGGTGCTTCTTGTCTCGTCCATTTTGGGGTCCTCTCTTTCCTCTTTCTGTGCCTCTGTAGCACGTGCCTGCTCTGCGTCCTGAGCCTCGATGTCCTTCAGCTCGCCCTCAAGGTCTCTCACCTCGTTCTCGAGGAGGGTCTTGGCCTCGTCGTGGGCCCTTTTCTCTTCCTCGAATGTGCCGACTGCTTCCTCTACGGCGCTGCGCTCCTCATCGGTCTGCGCCTCGTCGATAGATGCTGTCAGATCTGCCTCGCGTTTTGTGAACTCCTCGTCCTTTGCGCGGAGCTCCTCCAGCTGCTTCTTTTTGTCGTCAATCTTTTTCTTCAGGAGTAATGCTCTTAACATCTTTGATCCTCTCTTTCATTTTTGCTCTCCACGCCTCAGCCTTGCGCTCCAGCAGTCTGTCGCGCTCGACGGATCTTGCGGATATATTTGTAGTTTCATATGCAGGAAATGTGCATATAGATACCTCATAGAGCTTTGCTTCTCTGATCGTCCAGTGGACTGAGCCATCTTCTCGGATCTCGGTATCCTCCTTGATGATCTCAAAGCCGATCGAAGCCTGTGACACATCTCCACGCTCGACCCGGGCATGAGCGTCCATGGCAGCGCTGTCTTTCGGATTGACAGGTGCTTTGGCCCATAGTCCGTGGGAATCGTCGCGGAGTTCAAGTGTATGTGCTGCGGTTCGACCGACTACAAAGGTCGTATCGTGGTTGATCAGCATACGAATGTCGTCGCTGAGGTACTTCTGAAAAGCGCCGGGTGCGATTGACTCGCTCATGCCCGGCGCGATTTCATAAATTGAATTGTAGACTGCAAAATACCCTTCGATGATTGGATCTCCGTCCTCCGATCGGACTTTATAATCGATCGGTGAGCCTCTCAGGGTTCTGCGCTCTATTCTCTGGTCTTTTTCGCTCATTTCTTATCCCTCCTGCACTAATTTCTTCTGCTGTCCGCTCATGTCGTACGGTATATAGTTTTCGAGGATGCGGAGCTCGTCGAGTCCATCTCTGGGACTCATGCCGAGTCTGTCTCGAACCTCGTTCCCGTCCACTATGCCTCTGTCTGAAAGTGCCCCGAATACGCTGGAGATCTCCTTTATATCCCAGTCGAGCAGGTTCATGGTGTTGAATTTCAGATACATCTTCGGGCTGAGGATGATCTTTCGTGTCAGCTCTTGGGATATTTCCAGACAGATGGATCTCACTGTGGTCTGCACGAAGGTGTTCCACTCGGCGCGGTTGTATTCGCCGACTCCGAGCACGAAGGCCGGTACTCCTACGATGGAGGCGACTGTCCTCTTGTCGATCTTGACCATGTCCGACAGGGCCAGATCGGAGAGGGAGAGGGGCTTGACCTGTTCGACCTCGAACTGCTGCGCCGGGATGATCCACGGAGCTCCTGCCTCGCCTGTCTCAAGATAGTCTGCTCTCAGCTTTTCTCTGCCGGCTCTATCCGCGAACTCTTTGGCCATAGCGTCAACCTTCACGATCAGAGAGGGCTTCCACTTCGACTCCATGAATCCCTTTTCTGTAGCCGCCGCCTGCTTCAGGTTCTGCGCTATCTCCTGAAGTGATACCCGGAGCCCGCGACCTTTCCACAGGAATGTCTTGTCCGGATTATGCACAAAGTGGAGCATATTTGAGGGGTCATGGTTGACTCCGTCGATCTGTATCTTATAGTCCCGGTACATATTCTCACCGGGCATCAGCGTGACTCTCGATGCCGCTATGGGCTCCAGTGATACAAGATTTCCGCCCCAGGTATGTGGCCACACGATGGAGTTCCCCTCGCCGTAGAGCAGGAGGTTCATCACGATGGCTTCCATCCAGTGGGAGCGTGTCATGGTCCCGATCGGGTTGATATCGATGGCACGTGATAGCTCATTCACCACTCTGATATCGCCTTTTTCGGTGTTTGCCATCAGATGAATGGTCATGGTGCCTATCAGCTCCGCTATCTTCCTGCAGGCCGTCATGATCTCGGGGTTCTGGTCGAGGGATGTGTATCCTGGCACGCATAGACTCGCGCCGGGGATGCCATCATCCATCAAAAAAGCCACCTGTGCCGGCGTATTAGTCCGGATTTCAGTTTTTTTCTGTGTTTTTCTTCGTCTGCTCATCAGTTCCACCATCCGGCAGCAGCTTTTTCAGCTTCCGCCTGCTTTAGGTACTTGTTGCACGCAAAAACCGAAGCGTCGAATAGGTCAATTCTTTGCTCCGGTTGTATTTTTGAATATTGAACTGCATCGTCTGTCTTCTCCACGGCTGTCACGTTTGAGACGCAATACTCATATGCCTCGCTGTGGACGTAGTAGAAGAGTCCGTCTTTCACTTTTTTCTCTATATGCCTGAATCCTTGCGATTTCAGGTAATAATACTGTGGCTGGTCCTCTATGAAGAAGCCCGCCTCAGTCATGGCCGGGAAATATTCCTCACCGGCGAACTTCCGATCGTGTCCGACTGCCCTGATATCGAAGCCCATGTCTCGCATTGATATGAACCAGTTCACGATATCGCCCATGTTCACGGTGGCACCGTTGCTCATGGTCAGCCATCCGTCATCCATCCAGCCGTATAGAGGGATCTGATCCTCGTCAGCTTTGGCCGCTGCCTGCGCCACAGGGAAGAACGCGTGCGTGATGACGATATCGACATCATTGTACGAGCCATAGAGGGCCGCTGCCGTCAGGTCGTACATCCTCGACAGATCCGCTCCGCCGTACCAGCTGATCCCGAGTCCTGCCAGCTGCTCCAGTGTCCACGAATACTGTGCATCGGATCTCCGGAACTCCTCGATGTCGAACCATGCCTTCACTGATGACGTGTATATGTTAAGCGAGCGGGAGAGGAAGTCCTTCCGCTGCTGTGGGTCGTTCTGCGCCTGTAGAGCTTCCTGCATCATCAGCTCCGGCCGGATCGTGACTCCGTAGGAGGGATTCGCCTTCTCGTGCTGGATGGGATCTGTATAGTCCACATTCCCGCGCTCGTCCTGGTCGGCTCTGGCTATGAAGACGAAGAGTGTGTCGTCCTCTATGGTGCCGTCCACGACTTTCAGAGCATATTCGAGTCTCCGATAGCAGAATGAGTTTACATTGTCGCCGGCAGTCGTGATGCCGATCATGAGCCTGTTCGTGTAGGCTCTCTGTGCTTCCTTGAATCGGTTATATTGTGCCGCCTTCTTGAAGGCGTGGATCTCATCCGCTATTGCTATGTTACAGTTAAACGAATCCTGTGCATCCGGATTCGCTGCCAGCGCCTCGATGTCGATCGAGCCGTCCGGTCGTTCCTCATCGTCGAGGAATTCGAAGTGTATCGAGTGCTCCGCGTTATTGTCTCGCACGCGGAACTCGTCTATCATCTTGCGATATCGCAAGGTGTACAAAATATCGTTGAAGCTCTCGCACGCCTGTTTCTGCGATGCTGCGACTATATACGTCTTCGCTCCGGACCTGCGCTCGAGGAGCGAGAGGGCGAAGGCGAGGGCTGCCACGAAAAGCGTCTTCCCGTTTTTTCTCGGGATGAAGATGAAGGCCTCTTTATACCGGCGCTCTCTCGTGCCCTTCCAGTAGAAGCCTACGACGTTATACACGCAGAATATTTGCCAGTCCTGCAGCAGGAGAGGCTTATTCTTCAGCGGCTGGCCGTCGAGGGTCTCGCCCTGCTGGTGGACCATCAGCCTCTCTATTATGCCGATGACGAAGTCTGCGTCTTTTGTTCTGAGGGTGAGATCTTTTCGTTCGAGATCCTTGTTGAATCTCTCACAGGCTTGCACGATCTCATTTCCCTCTATTTTTTCCCCGGATGTGACTGCCTGCGCGTATTTGATAGCGCGGGATTTATATGATTTAGCCAAGAGCCCTCATCGCTTCGGCCAGAGCCGAGCGCTTCGGCTTTTCCATTGACTTCTCGTTGATCTTCTTGAGCCCCGCCGGGGTTAGTCCGAGGTCTCTCCAGTATGCCAGGGCATCCCGGTTCAGATCGTTAATGATCCGGAGCATCGGGTTCTGTTCCAAATACACGGAGCCGTTTTTATTCGTGTGCTTCACGATGGCGTCTCCGCCGGTCTTATTGAATTTCTCCTGAACAGCATCCCGTCTCTCCAGTATTTCAGCCAGTGTCTCTATCGGATAATCGAAGAATGATCTATATGTGCCTGCATCCTCACAGGCTTTTTTTATCCTCGATTTCCATGTCTTTGCTTTCATGTCTCATATTGCTCAATCAGAACAGCTGTCTGTTCTGTTAGGTCCTCCCATCTTTTGCTATCCTTCCCACGACAAAAAACCGATCGTTTTCGACCGGTTTTGATTTATCTTTTGCCTGGCTTCGGCCGGACTCTCTTAAAAATATCTTCTATGACTTGTCACCCTTTTTTCACACTCTCCCAGGGGCCTTGTACCCCTTTCCCTAAAAAATGCCGCGTATTTGGAAATACC